TGTTGCAGTCTCGGCCTCTTATATGTCGGTTGAAGTTGCAGACACAGAGTGGGTTGGGAATATTACACACGCAGGTGTTCTTAATTCAAATGGAATTGTGTTTGATAGTCACGTTCATACAGGGGTCCAGTCTGGTCCTAACACAACCGGAGGTCCGCAGTAATGGATTTTAAATTAGATTATTCGGTTGGCGATATCATCTGGAACAATGGACCACTAACTAAGACCGATGTAACACAGCCGTTTACGGAAAATGTTCAACAGCGGCTGTTTATTCTACTTCGTACATTCCAAGAAGAGTGGTTCTTAGATACTACATATGGTATCCCTTATTTCCAACGCATCCTAGGAAGAAAAACACCAAAATCTGTCGCTGACAGAATCTTCCAAGAAAAAATCCTAGAAGAGAATGGTGTCGCTGAAATACTGAGTTACTCGTCTAGCTTAGACAATCGAACTTATTCCGCAAAATTCAGTGTTCGTTGTACGAATGGTGAAATTGCTTCAGTAGAAATTAACAACATAGGGGCTTAATTTATGGCAGGTATTACACCTGAAGGCTTGGTGATTAAACGCCTGTCTGAAGTTTTAGCTGACAATAGAGCCAAGGCTGTCGAGCTTTTTCAAGACCTCGTTTCTGTTGGTGATGTAGTAGACACGTCTGCCAGTTCAGCACTTGGACGACTAATTGCACTTGCCGCTCCGGGAGAGGCTGATCTTTGGGAGGCTGTACAAGAAGTATACTCGGCTTTTGATCCAAACTCAGCAACAGGTATTGCTCTTGATAATCTCGTAGCTCTTGGTGGAATCACTCGCTTTGCTAACACATTCACCACAGCACAGGCTATCTTCACGGGCAATAATGGAACTCTCATTCCCTCTGGAAGTGTTGTTTCTAGTGACACAACCGGACAAAGCTTTAATGTTGTAGCGAGTGTGGCGTTGTCTCCTTCTCTTGCTTCTGGTGTCACTATTACAGTACCAACTGTTGCTAGTAGCACGTTATACACCATCACTTACTCTCGGATTACCAGTTCAAACACTGTCAACTACACAAGTGGTGTTGGAGCAACAGCAGCGAGCATTCTCGCAGGACTGAAAGCAGAGATTGACGCTAATCATCCTCAATTGATTGCTACTGTTGTTGGAACGACTCTTGAAATTGATCTTGACGATATTTTCCAAGTAACTTCTTTCAGCACATCAGCTAATCTTGGGATCACTAAGGTTGATAAGATTGGTGACTTGATTACTCAAGAGTATGGCCCTATTGAGCAAGCTCCAAATACAATCACTTCTATTTCTACTCCTGTTCTTGGCTGGGATAGTGTAAACAACCCGATCAGTGCCGTAGCTGGGCGATATGTTGAAACAGACGAAGAGCTTCGTGAACGCTTCCGTGTAAGTAAGTTTGAACGAGCTTCCAACATTCTTGAAGCATTGTATTCTGCTCTCATCAATCTTGACACTGTAGAGCAAGTTATTATCTACGAAAATGATACTGATGTAACCGATGCTAATGGCATCCCTGCTCACAGTTTTATGCCGATTGTTCTTGGTGGTATTTCCACGAACATTGCACAAAGTATTTGGGAGAATAAGCCTCTTGGTATTCGTAGTTATGGTAACACTTCTGTAACGATCTACGACAGCCAAGGCTTTCCGCACGATATCGGTTTTGAGCGTCCAAATCCTGTCACCATTTATATTGACTTGGATATTACCACCAACTCTGATTTCCCACAAAACGGCGAGCAGGCTATTAAAGATGCAATTGCAACCTATATGGAAGCACAGTTTGGCATTGGTGAAGATGTTGTTTACAGCCGTCTGTATACTCCCATCAACAGTGTTCCTGGACACCAAGTAAACAGCTTGACTATTGGTACGTCTCCAAGTCCAGTTGGAACAGTAAACATCCCTATTGCCTTTAATGAGTTGTTTTCTCTTGATCCGAATAACATCGTAATCACTGTATCTTAAGGAGGGTGCTGATGGCTGTAAATGAGTTTGACACAGTACTCTACCTAGAAGAAGCCCGTGATCGCGTAACCTACGCTTTCACCGATAAGCCCATCTTCGATAAGTATTTGCAGTTGCTTATTCTTGGTCAAGTTGAGATTCAAGAAGCTTTAAAACAAGTGATGCAGCTTCGTAGCATTGATACAGCAGAGGGTGAGCAGCTTAATGTAATTGGTAGGATTGTTGGGCAACCCAGAGAACTTCTTGAGGCAGACCTTTATGAATACTTCGGTTTGCAAGGTGCAACTAATGCACAAAGCTTTGGTGAGCTTGGTAGTTCAAGCATTGGTGGTTTGTTCTACAACTACGGAACACCACTGGGTGGTAACGTCTTACTGGATGATGCAACCTACCGTAAGTTTATCAAAGCTAAGATTTTCAAGAACGTAACAGCATCTACACCGGAAGAATTTATCACTGTTGTAAACACGATCTTTGATCCTCCCATATCGATCAGCTCCGAGGGTGATGCTCAAGTTACATTGATGTTTGGGCGTATTCTAACAGCTTTTGAGAAAGCTCTTCTGAACTACGTGAGTACATCTCAAGGCTATCCCTCAAGACTTATCCCCAAAACAGTTGGTGTCCGTATTAATTACGGAGAGTTTGATGGGGGGAATTACTTTGGATTTCAAGGTGCCCCCGGCGCTAAAGGCTTTGGGGAATTTACAGGCACATACGGTTATGGTCTGGGTTATGGTCTTGAATACGGTGACTCAGACTTCGAGCTTACTGGCGACGGTGGTCTTTGGGCTACGCTTTACTAATTAAGAGAGGAAACAAATGACACAATTTTTGAAGCCTAGCAATCTAAACAATGTGTGGGCTAGTGGTGGGGATCGGATTTATCCCGGCGATACTAAATACGCAACTGGTTGGCAAGTGGAAATCCCACCCCGTCAATACTTCAACGAGATTGATTATAAGCAAGATCAAATGCTTGCTCACTTGAATCAACATGGTATCGCTGTGTGGGACAACGAAACAGAATATCAAGCAGACAAAAGCTATGTTCAAGGTTCAACTAGTGGCGCAATCTACAGATGCACTCTAACACACGGCGGGAATCCGGGTGCTGCACAAGACCCCGAACTAGATACATCTAATACTTACTGGGAGGTGGCTTTTGCGTCAGCCGGCGAGTTCTATACACAAACAGAGAGCGATGCCCGGTACGCACAAATCTCCAATAATGGAAGTGAGTATAGCCCCGCCGCATTCCGCAACACTATCAGTGTTTACAGTAAAGCTGAAACTTACACAAAAGCAGAGGTCGATAGTCGAACTACTGTAGCATCTGCACTTCAAGCTCAGACCCAAACCAGCAACACTGTTTTGCTGACTCCTCAGAGACTCGGTGACAGTTTTGGAGGAGCTAACCAATCACTTACTCAAAACGGATTTCAAAAACTTCCTGGGGGTTTGACGTTGCAGTGGGGCGTGGCAACTGTTTCGGTATCGGGGACAGGGGGCACTACAGTAATTACGCTACCAACCGCGTACACGGCTTCTTGTTTCATGGTTGTTGGTAACTTATTGTCTAGTACTCAAGTTAATGACAATTTAGTGGTTAACACTTCCGTGGTTAGTACCTCACAAATAAGACTAACCTTAGACTCTGCTGGAACCGCAACACCGCCTCAAGGTAATCAGCAAGTGTACTGGTTTTCACTAGGAGTATAAAATGCCGCAGAAAATAAGCCCTTTTATTGATGCCAAATATGGTTGGGATTTTGGGGAGTCCGGGTGGAATTCGGGGATGGATGAGAATCTGCTCAAATTCTCTTTCTTGCTTGACGGGAATATCGATTCAATTGTGTCCTCCTTACCGACCGCTGTTAACGGAAAAGCCCACTTTTTGACGACAGACAACAGAGTCTACTATGGCGTAGAGGGCTCTTATAAGTCATCGTCCGTGCCTAAAAATTTCATATTCAAAATAAAAACTACTGGGGAACATTATCAGTTTGATGGTTCAACTCTAGTATCGGTGCGCAGTCCTTTGCAGGTTAAACAGGACCTGCAGAGCCTTGAGAGTGATTTTGATGCTCTGGGTACTGCTGCCTATGAAGATTCTTCATCTTTCGTCACCCCCTCCCAATTAGATGTAACCACTGCTACACTTTCAGCCTACACAGACGCACAGGTAGCACCGCTGTCGGATTTTGTAGAGGATTTGCAAGACGGCTCTTCGCCAAGCAGCGGGGCATCCCTAGTTGCATATGACCCGGCTCTTTCCTACTCGAACAACTCAGTTGGTGCATATCTCTCCAACCTGGATAGTAAGCTGTCCTCTTTCGTGTTTGCTCAAGAATGGGTGACAAGTGTTGAAGCTGGTGCAACTGATCCGGTAGTTAGTGCTAGCCAATGGGAAGCTCTCAGGGTGTATGCCGAGAACAATAAGTCCACTGTGTTTGTTCCAGCAGGAACTTATGTCCTTCCCCAGGATGTTCGACTGGATGCCGACAACACCGTATGGCATTTTGCTCCGGGGGCGGTCTTGAAGTTGTGGGACACGCAAGCGGATAATGACTTTATCTTATTCTCGTCCCCGGTAAATCAGAGAGTTGTAGGTTTGAGGGTGGATGCCAATCGCGCAAATCAGAACTCCACTACGTTCGGCATTGATAATTGTGCTGTATTAATCATCGATGCCAATAACTGTGTCTTTGAAGATTGTGAGATCATAAGCTCTCCGGCTAAGGGTTTCGCTATTGTCTCTAGTGCGGGAGGTACTAACCGCAATCTTGAGGTGAGGGGGTTTACAGGGAAAGACTGCAACAATCAGTGCCTACACGTAGATGGTAACAACATGACGGGATTTTTTGACCGCATTGTTATCGATGGGGTGCGAATTGGTGCTACATCTCACGCCGGAGTCGCGCTGAATGATGGGGTCCACGATGTCGTTATCAGTAACGTTATAGCGGATGTACAGAACACTACTTGGGACGCTGTTGCAGTCCGGGATAGCTGGGATATTCAGATGGTCAATATCAAGGGTAAGCGCGGGCGCAACGGTGTTCAAGTTCAACGACTAAACGGATTTACAGGCCGTATCCAAATGGACAACGTTGTTGGCGAGCAAAACAGCCAGAACGGGATTCTGTTCCTAGGTTGTGAGAATATTAACGCGGGCACCATCACCGGCAGAAATAACGCCGCAGCTGGCATTAATATCGCTGCGACTGGTGGCGGGTATCGTTGTAAGAATGTAACCATCCAGTCTCCACAAGGTTATGACGACCGGGAAACTCCGGCCCAACAGTGGGGTGTATTAGTGCAAGGGGTAGACGTGGCTCGTCTTGGTAAACATCTCGCATATGGGAACACCACTAAGAACGTCTCGATTAACCGTTCACTTTGCACAGATGTCCAGTCGGAAGTGTATCGCTTGGTTTCTGCTACTTCTGGTTCAATTGCAGCACTTAGCCAAGCCAGCGTCACCATGACCTTCGCTGAACCTATGGATGATTCTACCTACGATGTTGTGTTGTGGTCAGAGGTGGCAACAAACTCTAGAAGCGTTGTACCGGGACATGTGATCACCAAAACACAAAACGCCATTGTGGTGCTGGCCCATAACCTGAATAGCAGCACTGCGCAAGAGGGGACAATCTTCGCAAAGGTTACGCGGAGGCCATAGCTCTGTGAATATCTCTGACTTAGCTAAAGCTGTCGGAATTAGTGAAGACTTGGCGGCCCTTTGGTGGTCGCCAATCACTAATGCTATGCAGCGATATAATATTAACACCCCCCTACGCAAAGCTCATTTTCTTGCTCAGATTGGACATGAATCCAATAGCTTCAAATCTGTAAGTGAGAGCTTGAATTACAGCGTAGATGGACTTCTTAAAACATTCTCTCGTGCCCGTATATCTGAAATGGATGCTCGTAAGTATGGACGCACTTCCACACAACCAGCAGACCAACAAGCAATTGCTAATATTGTATATGGTGGTGAGTGGGGAGTAAAGAACCTCGGTAACACTCAACCCGGAGACGGCTGGAAGTTTCGCGGAAGAGGCTTGATCCAAATCACAGGACGTGCTAACTACACTAAGCTCAATCAAGCCCTTAACTTCGATCTTGTTAATCGTCCAGAACGTCTTGTAGAAGATAACCTTATCTCTGCATTAGCAGCGGCATGGTTCTGGGACAGCAGAGGATTAAACTCTTTTGCTGACAGGGATGATATTCTGACCATTACTAAACGGATTAATGGCGGGACGCATGGCTTAGAAGATCGTAAGAAGCGTTTGGAACGGGCTAAGAAAGCTTTGGGGGTGGTATAAATGCAAAAGGTAAAGGAAGTGGTTGTTAGTACAACTAAGGACGTGGTAAAGCCAAAGCTTCTCGATAACTGGCGTGAGCTTCTTAAAAGCTACTCATTCATCTTCCATGCTCTGTCCGCGCTTTTGACATTCGTAGAAATCATCCTCCCCCACATGTTTCTGATTGAGCCTATGTTCACCCCAGCAGCTTATGGTGTGACCATGTTTGTATTGAACGTGTTGGGCGGATTGGGACGACTTATCAAACAACGCAATATTCCAGACTAAGGAGAACAACATGCTATCAAAACCACTGATGCTTGTAATAGCTGTTCTCTTTAGTGGAATGTGTTTGTTTGGCTATCTATCTACTCATTTTATAGCGATAAAGCAACGCTTAAAGCTGATGTGGATCGTTTAGTGAAAGCTAATGCAACGCTTATTTCTGATGTAGAAAAGGCTACTAAATCCTGTCTAATCGTTGATGAAATCAATAGAAAGAAGGACGAAGAACAGAAAGCTTTGGATGAGAAGAAAGAAGGAATTGTAAAGCAGATAGATAGCATCCCAAAGAAATCTAATCCAACAACTAAGGAATCCTCGGATGTTGAAGAAACTAACGTTGTGGACATTGATGGTGTGTTGCCTCTTGATCTTCAGCGGATGCTCAACGAAGCCTATCGAGACGCAATACAGAGATAGAGTGTATACAACGCCAGATAGCCTTCTTGTTGATCCTTGTGTAGCTAAAGAAGCTGGATGGTCTGTTCGATCATTGGCGAAAGGTTATGTAGAAAACACTTCCTGTGTTGCTAAATACAAATCCTTACTGGAGAAGCAGAGAGAGCACAAGCAACAGATAGTGGAGCTTTACAATGTCCCATAGTGCTGAAAGTAGAATTAATTCATATTGGGAGAGGGCTGCGCTTGGTCTTATGGCTATCGTCATGTCTCTTGTAGTGTGGAGTTTCCAAGAACAAGGAAAGCGTGTGGAAAACCTTGAAGCCAAAGTAATTGCAATGGACAAGGTGAAAGTTGATCGGGGTGATCTGAAGGAAGTGGAAGAGCGCCTTAACTCCAAGATGGATGCTCTAAAGAGTGACATTATAGCGCGGCAGGATTTAATGCAGTCGAGCATCTTGTCAAGATTGGATATGTACTTCAAACAAAAGCCGTAGTGGCGTGTAAGGGGACTCCCGTGGGGACGCTATTACAGAATGTTGTAAATTTTGTTTTTCTGCTCTTAGCTGTCACCTTACTGATTATCCTTTGGGGTAATACACAAGATAACGTAGCAGCCAATAATCTACTTGAACAGATAGAGATGGTGAGGGATGAGAATAGAAAAGTGATCGGGAACAACACCATCTTTCTTGAGAATAAAATCAACACCCAAGCTAAGATACAGAACGATTACCAATTCTCAACTTCAAGAAAGATTGAACTCTTAGAGAAGAGAGTGGATCAGATTGCGAAAGGAGAGCCTAAGCAGAGGTTGATTAACAATAACAATCTGCACAACTCCTTGACAATCAATGGAACGGATGTTCAAGTGAAGAAATCTGAGGCAACAAGTGAAACAAAGAGAGATGTGCCATAGCTAGTGTCTTTGTTAGAAGCGACTATTAACACACCATAAGAATAAATATGCCCAGAGAGCCTTTCGGTCCTCTGGGCTTTTTGTTGCCTACGATTTATTACTCCCCCAAATATTCTTTCAGATTATCAAAGCCACCAATATACTCCATCTCACTTCCATTCACAACAAAGCATTGAGGAATGCTGCGTGGAAGAGGAAGTCCCATATCTTGCATTAGGGTGAATAACTGGTCACGATATGTGAGAGGTGTCTCACATCCCTCTTCTGCTCCGTTGCATTGATTGTAGATATCATAGTATTGATAATCTTTCTCTCGCATGTCAAGCAGCATCTTAGTTTTAGTGCAATAGCTGCACTTCTCCCCACCATATACAATAAACATATAACCTCCTAAAAGTCAAAATCCAAGTCAAGGTTCTCGGTGTCGTCCTTCACCGACCCAATTTTGTAAGAAGTAATCTGAATCTCTTGTGGAGCTACTTGCATCTTGGAGCTGTCGATGTATTTATCCATGTAACTGCAAGGATTCTTTTCAATCACTTCAAAGTCAAAGGGAATACCCAGAGCAACATACAAAGGGCGTGCCATGTAAAGCGTATACTCTTTAAGTAGCCCAGATGTAAGACCGATCACTTGACGACCTTCACTGAACAAGTAGTCAGCATTACTCAGCTCTTGATTTGTGATAGCATCCAAAACAGACTTAATATCTGGAGCCAGCTCTTTAAAAGTGTTCACCCACTCAGGACTTTGCTTTAGGATATTAAGAATTGCGTAGTCCATGCGGGTATGCAGCACTTCATCACGAGCAATCAGGGTTACCAAGCTACCAATCCCCTGAAAGATTCCAGTCTCTGCAATGGCAAACGTGACAGCAAAGCTACTCATAAATGCAATAGCTTCGAGGGCAAACAGTGCAGCGAATGCCAGAGCAATAGCTTTGCGTTTTTCCTCAATTGTTGCATCCACTGGTAGGACTTCAAGTTGGTCAAAAGCTTTAACAATAGCACCACTACGGGAGACAATATCCATGTTGTTGTACGTGTCACGTAGCACTTGGTTCGGATTAACCACCGTCTGCTTTACAATGTGGCTGTATGTCCTGGCGTGAATTGTCTCAAAAAAAGACCAAGCGTTAATCAATCCCTCAAGTTCAGAGTTAGTAACATAACGCATAAGCAAACCAGCAATAGACTTAGAAGCCACGCTGTCTGCGAGATGTTGCCATGAGATTGTTTTCACCATAAGATCAACAACATCTTTAGGGGCATTCATCATATCCTGTTTGTCTTGTGTCAGAGACACTTCATTCTCGTTCCAAATCTGGCTGACCTGCTTTTGATACAAGTCTTCAAGTTCGGGGTAAGCAATATTTACTGTGTCAAACAATCCCAAATCTTCCCCAAGGAATAGTGGGTATTTGTTACTTTCATAACCTTTGTTATTTGCATTAAATACAGACATTTTTCTCTCCTAAATAAAGGGGCATATTTCAGCCCCTATCTTACTTAAAGTTTGCAGCTTTCGCAAGCTTCCTCTTCAGGTTGTGTAGCACCAAGGATACCTTGAACACCACCTCCGTTGTAGTCGCGGGTGTTCATGTAGTACTGGGTCTTATTCCCGGCCTTAGCCTGTGCTACCCATTCCTTCATAAGCTCACTTAGCGGCTTCTTCTCATCTTCATATTTACTCGGATCAAAGTAGTAATCAGCACTGATAGCTTGGTCAGTAAAATCCTGTACTCTGGAATAATACTTGGACAAAGTAATGTTGTCCACGTCCCAAGCCAGTTTCTTACCCGGCGTCCAATCTTTCGAGATATACTGAATGATACCTTTCCGAGATTTCTTGTTAATCACTTTCTGCCGTGGTGGGTACAAGCTGTTATCTGCATCACAGAACACAGCACTTGACTCTGTAGGCATATGTGCAGCTAGCACAGAATGCTTACGGGGCTTACCACGAAGCGACTCCCAATCAAGCGTCAGAGTGTAGCCTTTGTTCACGCGAGTGTCAACAGGCAACCAATCTTTCTTAATACCCTCAACAGCATAGCCACTTTCTTCTGCCAATTTCTGAGAAGCTTTCAGAAGATAAAAGTAATGGGTTTCAGCAATTTTGCTCACAAAGGTAAAAGACTCTTCGCTACCATCATAATCAAGACCTTCACGATACAGCGCTCCAGCCAACCCCGTAATACCAACCCCTGCACTACGACGACGCATGATGCTGTTCTTCATTGAAGCTGTCATCATTGGCGCTTTGTCAATCATCTTGTCTACAGCACGCAAAGCAACTTCGGCCACATACTCATACTCTTCAAAACTTACTTTACCAACATTAATTGCTGAAAGTGTACAAAAAGCAGTTTCAGCTTCTGACTCTTCGGCATACAAGTCTTGCATATTCTTGTAAGCTTTTGTAGGGAGGCATATTTCCTGACATAAATTTGACAGTCGGATAACGTCAATAAATGGCGTATGCTCATTAACACGAGTCACGTTAATGGAGTACATACGCCCTGTTTCATTACGAGCAATCAACACACTCTTTAGTAGATCACGGGCTTTTAGTTTCTTAAACTTCTTACCCTTTTCAATACAACCTTTGACTACGGAGTTATATTTATCCGCCTTCAGCACATAGAAAGCTTCGTGAATCTCTGGTGCCTCAGTCAAATCAAACAGATACCAGTCTTCATTATTGATAACAGCCTGCAAGAAAGCATCGTTATAAGCAAAGCTGTAGTCCATCTTATCCAGACGAGTTTCGATATCTACCCTCTGAGTTTTCCAAAGAACAATACTTTCTACTTCAGGATCAATACACTTAAAAGTAACTGTAGCACTACCGCCACGGCTAATCTGAGTAAACATCTTTACAGCTTTGTCGAGGGTAGAATAAATCGGGTGTTTACCCAAATGCTTTACAGCCCCACCTTTAACTGGTGCCCCTTTCGAGCGCGTATCAAACTCAATACCGATGCCTGCTTTCTTTGCCGTCATCTTATAAGCAATGTGTTCGGCAACACCAATACTGTCTACGCTATCCCCTCCGGTGATAATGCAGCAACTAATGGTATCAAAATCTCCTGTGCGAATACCGTTAAGTGCAGGGGTTGGAAGATTTACTTTTCCTTCTACCAAAGCTTTAGCAAGATCAAAAGCTTCTTGCGTATCACCATGCAAGCCAAGACCAATGCCAATGCAACCAATGTGAGGAGTTTCTACAGGTACATCATCCTTACGAATAGCATACTTATCGCCCCACTGAACAATTTGCCAGTATTCAAGCTTAGTTGGATAAATCTCCTCATACCAACTTTCCCATACCGGGTTGTATTCAGGCATAGTCTTTTCATCCCAAACACCACCACGAATCATTGCTTCAAAGATTGCTTTAAAACTGTCCCGATCAGATACACCAAGAACACGCTCCATATTCTTACGAAGGCTTGCTTGTTCAAGACGTGCAGCAATGCGGGAATAGTTAATATCTTCCTTGTCCAAACAAACATTAATCATCATCTGGTGAATATCAGAGGACTTTGCTGTCTCAGGGAGACGCTTATACGTTTCCATTGCAATCTCAGACCAGTTACCGCCTGTTTTAGTGGCATATTGTGCCCACTTATTAAGCTTCTCTGCACTAAACTCTTCTACAACACCGTTGTTCTTAATTACATTCTTAAGCAATTTCCTCTCCTCAAAATTCTTTTATATCAGTCATCTTCCCAAGAGCTAATCGCTCCACGGGGGTTGAGCATCGCCAAGTGTACTCGTTTACTTGGGTCTTTACAAGCTCCAATGTGTGCGTCTAGTGAGGCAGCACCTGATGCTAACCACTCCGGCGTTGTCAATTCAAAACCCTCGTAACGAACACATGTTACCACTTCTCCTCTGAGATTACGATGGGCACAGAACACTTCATCAACCCCTTGTGTTGTGTCCATCCCATTAGCTTGAAGAATCTCTTCAATCTTTTCTTTATCACCACTTCCATAAGCTTCCTGAAAACCCTCTACAAGAAGCAAATCACTAACACTCAAACTATAAGGAACACCACTCATTTACTACCTCCCCACAACTTATCCAGTGCA